CACTGAGTGGACCATGCTGGTCGATCGAGTCAAGGAACTCGAGGATCGTCTCAACAAGCCGAGCCTTTCCGGGCGTATCGTGAGATGGCTCCGTGAAGGACCATCCATCAAGGAGACTGCTACCAGCTGGTACGCAGGCATTCGTCGTGGATCCTAATTGGGCCTACGTTTTCATTTTCTTCGGATCAATGTCGCTCTTGTCGTCACTGATCTACTTCTGGCCATACGAGTGTGTACTCTTCTGGCGGAAGATCAAATCAACCTTTACTAAGTGACCTAGTCTATTACTCTATACACTAAAATCTAGGCCACTGCCGCAATCCAAGGAGATGTAAGTCGGTCGCCGCGTTCTATGGTAACATAGATGTAAGCCGGTTTTATTCTTACACAGGAACCCATGTATGACTACACCCCAATGCTCAGTCCATGGGCTAGCCTGTAGCACTGCTTACAACAGCCGCAAGTGCAAATGCGATGATTGCCTCAACTGGAGAGAAGGACGAAATCCTTACGTTCGCTGGAAGGTTTGGTGCAAAGCAGGCGGCATTGCTACTCAAGAAGAGTATGCCGCAGCATTATCCAAAACGCATTGTGACTGTTGTGGCGTTAAGCTGACCTCGCAAAAGGGCCAGCTCAATAGTCTTGTTGTCGATCATGATCATGCCATCACAGACGGCAACAACATTAGAGGAACTTTATGCCTTGCTTGCAATACTGCAGAAGGCTACTTAACTTCTGCTGAAAGATGCAGACTACTAGCCGATTACTTAGATCGGTAACTATCAGGAGGACCGCTATGGTTGATCTGCTTATTCGTGTAAGCCCGGCAATTGTAGCCGTGCTCTATTTTCTTACTTCTTTGGGCTATGCAGCCAAACGAGACTGGCCTTGGTGCTTGGTCTGGTTCTGTTACGCCCTGTCAAACGTTGGCCTCATCTTGGCCGCTAGGAGCAACTCATGATTCCTAAACACACTATGAACCCTAAGACCGATCACATGGATTGGGAATGGTTGATTGACACTGGCATCGCTTCGGACCAGTCCAATGAGGTCACACTTATCGGCTCTGACGACGAAGGCTACAACATCTACGACCTTGACTACGGCGTGCAGATCAACAGCATCGTCCAAGGTGAGGGTGTGGAGTGGTACTTCTGTCCACTTGGCGACCCAGCCTGTGACTACGATGAGTCTGATCGCTTCGCACTGAAGCTTAATCAGTCCTACTGTCTGGATGAGAAGTCGTTCCGTTTTGCGTACCGTATGGCTAGCCAAGCCATGGAAGTCCATGACATCTGCTGGTACTACACCTCGGAGCCTCAGAACTTCATCGACGTGCCACAGTCTGCTGACCAGTTGATTAACACTCGAAACTGGTTCTGCGAAGACTACCATCGTCGAGTCAAAGAGGAGGCCATGGAGTCAGAGACTATGCAGCGTGAGGCTGCTAATCTTGACGCTGGGCCAGAAGTGGGTAGTCCCTGCATCGTGCGTGGCAAGAAGACTGTCTGGTTTATCGGTGTCGACAAGGACGGTGCGCCTATGCGTATCGAGCACAAAGTCGACGCTTGGTGGTACGGGTTTGAGACCTGTATCGCTAGCACAGACGAGCTGTACGAGATGATGGAGTTCTGGGAAGACACAGACGAGCTCTATGATCGGGCGTGGTTTATCGCTGACGAATGTGCTATGGCTGTCTATCGGTTCCTTGACGATAACATTAACCTGCCAGAGGACTACGGCGATGACTGGAAGAACACAGGAATCTTGTTCCCCGGTCAGGAATGCTCTGTCACCTACGAAGACGTCAAGCAAGACTGCTTCGAGATCGCAGTGCAGCATGCAGCGGAGGAGTGCCGCGATCAGGACTACATTGATGACCTTGAGAACGAACTCACGGCTATTGCCGAGATGGTTCTCGATAACTATCTTGAGGGATACAGGGATGATGCCTTCAAGCGTGTGCAGCATGAATTTGATGCGGACGAAATGATCCCTGCACTCAGGACTCACAGCCCAGAGCTGGAGGACCTGAGAGAGCGTCTACTTACCGTTGGCGCAGGAGACGATCTCCACCAAGGTAACCTTGGCTACTTTAACGGTAACCTCGTGTGCATTGACTTCGGTCGTTGCTCATCAACATAAGGAGACTTTATGTCTGCCGTCGTATTCATCATCGGCATCTACCTTATCATGTGCATCCTGCTCAGTAAGGACAAGTGCCGATGAAGCTCGCAACAATATTATCACTATCACTCGGTCCAGCCGTATGTGCAGCCGATGTATCATTCGTGCCAGACACGACACCCGGCGTTCAGGCAGGCGGTACCATCGTCTTCCAAGGCGAGGTGGTCCCAGAAGACCTGACCAAGGTCAAGGTCCTCATGGCCGACAATCCCAAGTGTAAATGGATCTCCATCAATTCCGGTGGTGGCACATTTATCACGGGCATCAGGCTCGCAGACCTCATCAAGAAGAACGAGTACAACACTGAAGCATGGGGCGTAGGCGCTTGGAGTGCCGCAGCCTTTATGTTCTGGAATGGGAAGAAGACCGACATCTGGCCTGAGGCTAAGATCGGATTCCACTTCCCCTTCGAGGACTCGACCAAGGAGCCTGCACCTCAGGCTTACCATGGTATTGCTGGTGCCTCGATTTATCAAGGCGCTCCCGACCTAACTGGAGCTACCAATCTGCTACTCAAGATGCAGAACGCATACGACGCCTTTGACCGTCATGGATACTTTGTTGTCTTTCCTGACGAGAACGGCAAGCTTACCTCAGGCTATATGAATCCGAACGTTTCGGATCGCCTGTACACGGAAGAAGAAGTAAAGGAAATCGCAAATGGGCGACAAAGTTTACAAAAAGGGTGACATCTGTTCATTTGCCCCGAACAGCACGATCACAGGACAGGGACCACAAGCGTCCTTCGATTACGAGCTGGGGCTCGGTGAAATGGTCCGTATGGCACGGCTCTCAGACATTGCTGTGGCATTCGCTACGGCCAAACAAGCCGCCAGACTTAGTGGTGCACCTGAGCCTCTGATCACGGACAAGAAGTGGTCCGACCTTCGGTTCCACCCACGCTACAAGCGACAGTTTAAAGGAGGCCGCAATGGCTGATAAGAACCCATGGATTGAAGTGCCAGTCACTAGCCAAGTCACCGAGGTGTACTACTTTGAGTGCACTCCGGAGCTCTTGGCAGAGCATGGCGTAACCAAGGCAGAGGAACTCAATGTCCTTATCCAGAACGGAGCCGTCGATCCTTTCGAGATTAACGGTGAGTGGGACGGATATGACAGCGAGATCCAAGAAGTTCATTATGAGTGGAGCGTAGTATGCTGATTACCTACCGTGCTAAAGATATCGACGGCCCTGAGTTCGCCTCGTACTACTACATGTCCGAAGCCTATGGCTCATGGACCAAGCGTCCCTTGGTTCAGGTCATGGAAGACGGCAACTCTACCGGAAAGCTGCAGGGTGCTAACCCCGACGCTATCTTGTCGGCTGCCCTTCGGTTCGGAGAAGAAGTTTACTTGGCTGGCGAAAATCCAGTCAACCCCGGCAACGTCTACGTGCCTTACACCTTGAGCGTAATCAACGCCAAGTTCACTGAGTTCCTCGACTTCTGTCGGGACACCGAGAACAACAACCACTGCGTTGATTCAGACGTCTACAAGGCTGGCGAGATGATCCTCAAAGAGCGTGACGCTGTCGGCGCTGAGTACGCTGACATCTTCATTCAGTGGCTCATCTACGGCGAGGTGCCCTTTGGCTAAACAATGGGCTATCGAAGTCCATGACAAGGCCAATGTCCGTTACGTGACGGACGAGGACTATACGAAACCAGCTCTCTTCAGTCTCCGCCGTGAGGCGCAGGCTGAGGCAGAGTCTATGAACAAACTAGTCAAACAAGATATATGGAAGGTTGTAGAATGGAAACCCGAGAAGAAGAAGCCCGCATCCTGACCTGTATTAACCGAGACGTATTGTGTCTTGTTAATAGTTGGGGTGAGGATATCCTCAGTGAGTTCTACGTAGGCCAAGGTAAGTACCTCGAAGAGATGCACATGCCTCTCATGTACACTGAGCCTGACGAATTCGGAGATCTGACTGAACCTGAACCTATGCAGTACTTTATCATTGACGAGTGGCTCGCTAAGCAAATGCTTAAGCACGAAGCTCGCAGAGATCCGATCATGGAGACCACTGATGGCCTCTGGATCTGGGTGCGGTGTGGGTGTGGTTACGGTGTGTACGACGATTTGGCTCGATACTACATGGATTGAGCCCTTAAGCGTACACTAAAAGAGAGATACATAAGTTGTCCTAAGTAAGGAGAATACTTTGGATCAGAAGACCCTAATTGGCGTAGAAATGGTACGCGAAGAGGATATGCTCTTCGCTGGCCTCAAGCGTTACTGGGGATTGTCTCAGGCATCTGATGAATCGGATACTGAGACTTCTGCCAGCCAGTCCTCCTTGTTAAAGACTCCGGAGGAGCAAGTTATCCGGACGTATGGACAGTACTTCCTGCCTGCCTTTGAGGCGCTGCACCTAGACATCGAGCTAGGAATGCACCGACTCGCACAATGGCATGCACCAGCACTGTTCCTTACGCCCGAGCACTTGTGCCTGATCACCTTCCAAGCCCTGTTACCTGTAGGTCACTACTCGTTCGGGAATAAGAAGGTGGAGGTACGTGCTCAAGAGTTGAGGCTACAGTCAGTCGCTAGCACAATTGCTGACAAGACGTGGCAGCTCCTCCACTACCTTAAGGCTAAGGATGAGTTCGATGAGATATGGAACTATCGTAGCCGCCTCATCAAGAACTGGACCCCCAAGAAGCAACGTCGCTTCGTCAAGGAGGTCCATGGAATGATGAAGCTCCCACGCGAGGCCAAGATGGCCTTCGGCGTGGCCATGGTACAGTGCATCACCAGCGCTGTATCAGATGAGCAGATCGAGGCAGGTGAATACTTTGCCAAGATTGAAAAGAAGAGAGTGTCCCCTAGTAGAACGCTGTCTGTCGTCACCACTAACCCAGCTATCCTCAGAGACATGGAAGAGAACCATGAGCTGAGGCAATGGCTGCGGCCCAAGTGGGGGCCTATGGTGTGCCCACCCAATAGCTGGACCAAAAGTGAGTCTGGTAAATGGGAGGGTGGATACCTGTTACCGGGTATGCAAATGCGCTTCGTGCGTTCTGCAACACCGGGTTACTCCAAGTTTGGTCTGACCGAACCGGGAGATATGGCTGTACAAGCGATCAATCGCCTACAGTCCACACCCTATACCGTTAACACTCAGGTATTGGAGGTCATGAGATTGGCCTTCGAGCACTCCGTTGCGTTAGGAGACTGCCCAGTAAGCGTTCAAAACGACTTCGACTTCCAGCTCTATGAAGGGCCGCAGAAGGATGAGAACGACAAGTATACTGAGGAGTTTAAGGCGCATCTCGCCCAGCGCGAGGCTGCCCACAGCGAGTGGGCTAAGGCTTGGGCTGATCGCATGCGCATGATTATGCGTCTCGATCTGGCTCGGGACCTACTCAAGTACCCAGCCTACTGGTTGCCCATCACCATGGACTTCAGAGGCAGGTGCTATACCTCAACAGAAATGCTGAGCCCCCAAGGCTCAGACTTCGATAAGGCTCTCTGCCAGTTCGCAGAGGCCAAACCCTACACTGAACGTGGTCGGTACTGGATGAAAGTACAAATTGCCAACCTGTTCGGTGAGGATAAGATCAGCTTCGACGATCGGGTCAAATGGTTCGACGACAACGAGGCTGACATTCGTGCCATTGCTGAGGACCCCATTGCTAACAAGTGGTGGTCTGACGAAGGCGATGACAAGAAGAAGTGGCAGCTCTTGGCTTCCATCCTCGACTTCTACCGAGAGGATGGGATGAACCAAGTGGCTGTCCAGATGGACGGGTCGTGCAATGGTATTCAACATTGGAGTGCCATTGGACGAGACGAGATTGGAGCTAAGGCTACCAACTTGCTTCCGTTCGACGAACCTTGCGATCTCTATACGGAGGTCGCACAGTCCGCAAATAAGTTCCTCCAAGAGGAACGGACGGACGAATGGCATCAGGTCTGGAGACAGCAAGGTGTCAGTCGTAAGTGTGCCAAGCGGCCTTGCATGACCTACCCATACGGCGTTACGCTGCGTGGGTGTGTCGATGCACTCAAGGCTGATGGGCATTGTGACTGGGCCGGAGACGGCAAGGCCGTGGCAGCGCAGTACATTGGGCGCCTTCTCATGGAGGAGGCTATCCCAGATGTGGTGTCTGCCTCGTACAAATTCATGGCTTGGGCTAAGGAGATAGCACGCCAAGCTAATAAGGCACAGACTCACTTGGAGTGGGTCACTCCGATTGGAACTCGTGTCCTTCACAACTACTTCGAGGAAGAGATTGTTCGCCTCGATGTGTTGAACAAGAGGGTCAACATCCAAGCGGTGAACTTTGACAACCCGAAGCTCTCAGCTGGAGAGCAAGTGTCGGGTGTAGCACCTAACTTCGTGCACAGCCTAGATGCCAGCCATATGCTGCTGACCATCTGCGCTATGTGGGAGGACGGGATACAGAACTTCAGTATGATCCATGATTCCTATGGCTGTCATGCTAGCGACGTAGACGATATGCACACCCACATTCGGGAACAGTTTGTCTGGATGTACTCGGAGTACGATCCTGCGCAAGAACTGGCTGATGAAACCGCACGAAGGTGTGGTACTGACGTCATTAATCCGCCGCCAAATGGTGGCCTAGATATTGACAAGGTGTTGGAGGCACCATATTTCTTCGCATGAGTAAAAAGAAACCAACCAAATGGGACGAGCACACTAAGCGCGAACGTTTAGGTGACAAGCAAAACTTTGCATCCCAAGAAATTAGCAAGAAAAACAGAGGCAGAAACGGTGCCGGTAAAGGTGACCGCACAAGTGCCTCATGGATTACAACAGACAAGTACCGACGATCCGTTGAGGCTAATGATGCCTACGCCAGAGAAGAGATCACTCTGGAAGAATGGAGATTCATCGTGCACGGTATTGAGCCGAAGGGCCAAGGAGAAGACTAATGGCACGAGTACTAGTTGTAGGGGATACACACGCCCCATGTATGATGGACGGTTACGTTGACTTCCTCGCTGACATTCGGGATCAGTGGGACTGCGACCGCATCGTCCACATTGGAGACCTTGTCGACTGGGCAAGTATCTCCTACCACCCAAAGGCTCCAAGCCTCAAGAACTCCGAGCAGGAGTTTGAGAATGCTTACGAGCAAGTTCAAGAGCTCTATCAAGCTTTAGGCAATGACGTAGATTGGCTCGTGGGTAACCACGACGCTCTGACTGAGCGACAAGCTACGGACCTTGGCCTGCCTCTGCAGGTACTCAAGGAATATGATGAGCTCTGGGGAGTGAACGGATGGAATGTCATCCCTCGCTTCGGTTCCGTCACCATTGACGGCGTCATGTATCAGCATGGCGACAGAGGAAAAGGTGGCCGTATGGCTGCCCTCAATAACGCTAAGGCGGAGTTCTGCTCCGTCGTGCAAGGCCACCTTCATGGTCAAGCAGGCGTTGAGTACCACGCTAACAATAATCTCCGTGTCTTCGGCATGCAGGTTGGATGTGGTGTGGACTATCGCAAAGCAGCTATGGCTTACGGTGTCAAGTACAACCAGAAGCCTATCCTCGGCTGCGGTGTGGTCATCGATGGTATGACCGCAGTCTTCGAGCCCATGGAACTGGGCAACAAGTACGGCGTGCTGAAATGAAGAAGCCAAGTCAGCACATCGCATTCTGGTCGCTCACTCTGGGCGTACCACTTATCATAATCATTACGCTTCTAATCCAAATCAAGGAATTTATTTATGGCTAATCAATACGGCAAGAAATTCACCACTGACTCTGTTAACGTTGTGTGGAGCCACCTCCATAAGCCCGACACCAAGTTCGGCAACCCTAACTACAACATCACCGTCGAGCTGACCCCAGAACTCGAGTCCGCCATCAAGGACGCTGCGTCCAAAGCTGGCTTCGGCAAGGTCTCTAAGGTCAACGGTGTTGGTAACCGAGAGGACGGTAAAGTCCTTAAGGTGAAGAACTCGCAGGCCTGTAAGGACGGCAGCACTGGCGCATTCGGTTGTGTCGACGCTAACGCCAAGTCCACCAAGGCTGTGCCATTCGGCGGCGACGTGGTCCGTCTGAAGCTCGTGCCTTGCTTGCTCGAGCGGGACAACTCGCTGTCGATCTACCTCGACGGATGTCAGATCATCGAGAAGCACGAGCGCGAAGACACTGGCGACGGTGGCTTCGGTGTCGTCGAAGGCGGCTTCGATGGCGCTGATGCTGAAGCACCAGTGGTCAAGGAAACTGTTGAGTCTGAAGCTGTCGTGGCTGAGGACGACGCAGACTTGCCCTTCTGAGTTGAAGCCTCGTGCATCGCGTCAACATGAAACCGTTGTCGATGAACGAGGCGTTTTTAGGCAGGAAAAGAAAGACTGCCAAGTATCGAGACTATGAGCAGAAGGTTCCCAAGGAGCTGCCTTCTATCGAGCTACCCGAGCGGGGCCCACTAGGGCTCCGCATTCGGGCTGGCTTGAGTAACAGAGCAGCTGATCTCGACAACGTGGTCAAGCCTTTCCTTGACATACTGCAGAGCCATTATGGCTTCAACGACAACCGAATATACAGAATTGAAATGACTAAAGTCAAGACAGAAAAGGGGCAGGAATATCTTGCCTTTGAGCTGTACCCTCTTGACGAAGAGCCCAGTGACCTAGGCGATGACCTATTTGGTCACATCGACCCGGAGGTTTAACAACCTGCCGAGGAATTAACCTTAAGCCCGCCTTGCCTGAGTTAGCGCTCAGGTAAGGCCTTAACAAACCGATGTAAAAAATTACCCCGAAAAAATTTGGAGGTTTATGAGAGCATTAATAGCCTGTGAATACAGCGGAGTAGTCCGTGACGCTATTAACGAACGTCCAGAATGGCACGCTGTCTCGTGTGATCTCTTGCCTACTGAGGCACCGGGTGACCACTACCTTGGTGACGTTCTTGACATCATTGACCAAGACTGGGATCTTATGATCGCACACCCGCCGTGCACTTACCTGTGCAGCTCCGGCCTGCACTGGAACAAGCGCAGGCCTGAGAGAGCCGAGCAAACAGAGCTCGCTCTTGAGTTTGTGCAAAAGCTGATGGACGCTCCGATCCCGCATATCGCAATCGAAAATCCCGTAGGCTGTATCTCTACTCGCATCCGTAAATACGACCAAGCTATTCAACCTTGGGAGTTCGGACACAATGCGTCAAAGAAGACTTGTCTCTGGCTAAAAGATCTGCCAGAGCTGACGCCTACTAAACTAATAGAACCAAGGATTGTAAACGGTAAGAAACGCTGGGCTAACCAGACTGACTCGGGCCAGAACAATCTACCCCCCACAAAAGATCGATGGAAGATTCGATCGGCAACCTACACCGGCATCGCTTCTGCTATGGCAGAGCAATGGTGCCCCTACATAGAAAGGAAGTAACTATGCCAATGTACTACCCTGAGTGGAGCAAGCATACCATTGAGGACAGCGTCTGCGCTACCTTGAGGATGGAGTGCGAAGACTACTATGCAACAGTCCATATCGGATTCTATGCTGAAGTGGAAGCTGAGTGGAGCGTCTACGACTTCAATCATGAAGACCCAGATGATTACCCAGAGCCACCGTGCTTGCGGGACTGCACAATCGAAGACATAACAATCTACATCAACGGGAACGAGGCTCTGCCCGGCGACACTCTCTACGAGTTCGCTTACAGCTGGGCCATGGATCAGATCAAATACTATCCATACGAAGAAGACGATGTCGACTTCGTGGAAAGAGACAACCCGTACGACGAATACGAGGAGGAGTACGATGATTGACCGTCGTCTTGTCTTCGCACAAACCCACCGTGGGTACCAAGAGACCGAGTTCGGTCAGCACCCCGGTGTGGAAGAACAAGGTCCGCTCTATGAGCTGGACCGTATCTTTAAACCAGTCCGAGACTTGGGCATCGAACGGATCATCTACTGGCTGCCAGCTGGTAAGATCCATGGGCACGAGCACGTTATGCCATCTGCTAACTGGATGCCACTGAGTGAGGACCACCGAGAACAATGGTCCCAGATCCTTGACTGGTGTGTCCTGAACAACCTTGACTTCGAGCTGTACACTGGCTACAACCCGTACCATCCCCTGACTAGGGAGATGCCACGTGGTGAGCTGGAGCCACCAGACTGGAGCACAGGCTGGGACTATTGGCACGCACACCTTAACATTAAGCCATGGGCTATCCGTGGTTGTAAGAAGGTCTGGTTTGACTGGGCAGCCAAGCTGGTTGACCCTGCGAACCGATACACCTTCCACGATACTGCTGAGTGGATGAAGACCAACCTGAACATCGAATCAGGTATGGAAGCAATCCCAACCATCGACGGCCAACCAGATCCAGAGTTCTGTGATCGGTACCCAGTGTTGGCTATGTACGACTACCTGATGAACCCATACACGGGACGAGACCGTGGCGAATGGGATGTCTGGGACATTGAGGCCGTGGCTGTGTTCAACCGCATGCCGCTGCCACGTCAGCAGTTTGAGCTTCGTCACTACGAGGACATGATTAACAGAGGCTACGTGCCTGCCGCAACTACACTTGACCAAGCCTATGTGCTGAGGGATATTTATTATGACTGAAGATCTTGAGCTGACCTATGTGGTCGACCGAGAACCATGTCCTACCTGCCAAGACGCAGGCAAGGACAGCAGTGGTGACAACTTGGCACGTTATAACGACGGCCATGGTCACTGCTTCGCGTGCGGACACCATGAGAAAGGTGACGGCGCTGTAGTAACAACCAAGAAGCTGCAGATCGAAGGCGAGTGGAAGCCCTACAACGGGGCCTACGCTGAGCTGAGCGACCGGCAGATCAACGCTAAGACAGCTCGCCTCTATGGGTACAAGTGTGCCCAAGTGGGCGACCAAGAGTTCCAATTCTGGAACGCATTCAACAGCGACGGTACTCTCGTCGCACAGAAGCTTCGCCGAGTCGGGGCTAAGGAGTTTAAATGGGTAGGGAATTCCCGCAATCCTCAACTGTTTGGACAGGCTCTCTTCAAGAGGGGTGGCCGACGGTTGATAATTACCGAGGGCGAGATCGACTGTATGACAGTCAGCCAGCTGATGGAGAACAAGTGGCCGGTAGTAAGCCTGCCAAATGGTGCTGCATCCGCAGTGAGAGATATCAAGAACAACCTGGACTTCGTGGCATCATACGACGAGGTCGTGATCCTCTTCGATAACGACGAGCCGGGTCGTGAGGCAGCCAAGGCTGTCGCTGACATCCTGCCTCCGGGCAAGGCTAAGATTGGTCGGACCATGCTGAAGGATGCGAACGAGCATCTGTGTGCAGGCGAGTCGCAATCTCTCATCACTGCTATCTGGGAAGCACAACTGTACTCCCCTGATGAGATCCTTCACGTGTCTAACGTGATGTCCCAGCTTAAGCCTGACGATCAGGAAGTCTGGGCATTCCCATGGATGCAACTGACTGACTACCTTATTGGTCAGAGATCAGGAGAGATCACACTCTGGACCTCAGGCACTGGCTCTGGTAAGTCTACCATTGTCCGTGAGCTGATGTACCACCACTTGCAGGAAGGCCGATCCGTTGGGGCGATCATGCTGGAAGAGACGCCGATGGAAACCATCGACGACCTCATCTCTATCCACATTAACAAGCCAGTGCGGGCTATCCGTGCTGGGGAGATGATGAACGATCTCCGTGAGAAAATGGGCCAGAAGCCTGTTGAAATTAACATTGAAGAAAAGATTGAAGACGGTGAGTACGAAGCTGCTATGAAGTGGCTTGGTGACACCGGATTTTATGTCTATAACCACGAGGGACATAACGCTATGGCCAACCTCATTGCGAGGATGGAGTTCATGGCTACCTCTCTCGGTGTCAAGGTGATTGTCCTTGACCATATCACTGCTGCTGCTACTGCTATGATGGCAGAAGAGGATGCGAACAACGAGCGTATCCTTATCGACGGACTGATGAAGTCCATTCGATCCCTATGTGTTCGCACAGGTGTCCATGTCGATGTCATCTCGCAGCTTCGTAAGTCTGATAAGGCCTACGAAGAAGGCAGCCGCATCACCCTTCAAGACCTGCGTGGCTCAGGCTCGCTGTCCTCAGTGCCCAACACTGTGATCGGACTCGAGCGTGACCGACAGTCAGGAGATGACCGTGAGGCTAACACCACCACGGTTCGTGTCTTGAAGAATCGTTTGACCGGACGTGCCGGTATCGCAAGTGCTTTATACTATGACCGCGACACGGCCCGGCTCGACGAGATCGATCCATCGTTCGCGGACAACCTACCGGAGTTCGCATGAACAGCAAAGAAATACAGGGTCTCCTTGAGATCCTTCAACTCATCATGACACACCCAGACATTAGGGACTACGCAGACGAAGACCTTAAGGCTGGTCTGTCATGGATTAATAAACAACTTATTGAACATAGAAAGTGAGGCAGGTATGCACCTAGTATGGGACATTGAAGGCGATGGTCTACACGAGATCGTCCTCGACCAGAAGGGGCAGCCTAAGCCGGAGTGTACAAAGGTGCACTGCTTGGTGGCTGTGGACATCCAGACCAATGAGATGTACAGCTTCCGACCTCACCAGATTAAAGAGGGCTGGGATCTGCTCTGCAATGCAGACACGATCATCGGCCACAACATCCTCGGCTATGACATCCCAGTCATGGAGAGGATCATGGGCACCAAGCTGCCAGAGTCTGTAAAGATTGTGGACACGCTGCTCATGGCAATGCTGCTCTGGCCTGACCGTGGTGCCTGCCCAGCTGGAGGCTACGGCCTCAAGAACCTCGGCCTCTACTATGGAGAGAACGAGAAGGCAGACTACGACGGCGGTTGGGAAGAGTTTAGCGAGGAGATGTTCCGGTACTGTCAGCAAGACGTACGTACCAACGTGGATGTCTTTAAGCACTTGACTAAGGACTGCAAGGACAAGGTACCTGCTGAGGTACTGAAGTTCGAGCACGACTTCGCCAAGGTCATCATGGAGCAGACAGCACGTGGCTGGAACTACGACATCAAGCGTGGTGAGCGGTACCTGTTTGAGATCCTCACTCGCAAGAGAGGGATCGAAGACGAGCTGCGCCGTATCTTTCCAGACCGCATTGAGATTATGAAAAAGCCCGCTTACTGGTTGGATCCAGTGACCGGTGTCAAGTACCCAACCAAGGGTGCAGTCACAGGCAAGGGCCAAGGAGAAATCAAGGAACGACTCGAGAAGGGTCCTCCTTGGGAGAAGAAGCATCCCTTCAACCCGAGCAGCTCTATGCAAATCGCTGATCGATTCAAGGAGAAGTACGGCTGGCAGGCCAAGGTCAACCCTGACACTGGCAAGCCTATCTGTGGTTCAGACGAGCTGGCTGAGCTCGACTTCCCAGAAGCCAAGCTACTGCTCGAGTATCGGGAGACTGATAAGCTTCGAGGTCAGGTGGAAGATTGGAATGCCCGCTCAGGATACAGCAGAGACGGGCGCATCCATGGCAACCTCAAGACCTTAGGTACGGTCACTGGTCGTACCGCAGCTACCCAACCTAACATCCAACAGGTGTCGTCTGATAAAGCAGCACGGTCCTTGTGGATCCCTTCCGAGGGTATGGTTCAGGTGGGTGCTGACCTCAGTGGTCTGGAGCTGCGTGCTCTGGCTCACTACATGGCGCCAATGGATGGTGGTGCGTACGCCGATGAGATTCTCAACGGTGATATCCACACCGCCAACCAGAACGCTGCGGGTCTGGAGACTCGTAACCAAGCCAAGACATTCATCTATGCCCTGATCTATGGCGCAGGCAATGCAAAGATCGGGAGTGTTGTGGGTGGCTCTGCTAAGAAAGGTGCGGAACTGAAGAGTAACTTCTTCAAGAACCTGCCTGCCTTGGCCAAGCTTATCGATGACAGTCAGATGGTGGCAGAAGCTAAGGGCTACATCAAGCTCTTGGACGGACGCCGCTGTCCTGTGCGCTCAGCTCACAAGAGCCTGAACGTGCTGCTGCAGGGATGCGGTGCTATCATCTCTAAGCAATGGTGTATCATTGCCAACGAGCGTGTCAAGGAAGCTGGCCTTCGGGCTAACCAACTTGGCTTTATCCACGATGAGATGCAGTGGGAGTGTCATCCTGACGACGCAGAACAACTCTGCGAACTCCTTACCTCAAGCTCCGTACTGGCTGGAGAAAAGCTGGGCATTCGTATGCCTGTCGATTCCGAAGCTCAGATCGGTGCCAACTGGAGCGAATGCCACTAATGAAAAAGATATACATTGCCGGACCTATGTCTGGCCTAAAAAATTTTAACTTTCCTGCCTTCAATGTCAAGGCAGCACAGCTTCGAGCCATCGGCTGGGACGTACTGAACCCAGCAGAGATGGATCTCGAAGCAGGTATTGACCCTAATCTAGACTATACCCCGCTGGATTACATGCGTGCTGCACGCCGTGATCTGTATGCACTCGACCAAGCAGATGCCATCTACTTCTTAGAAGGCTGGGAAGAGAGCAAGGGAGCCAATTGGGAATGGGCTCATGCCAAGAACAAGGGTCTGGAGATCTACTACGAACTCCCTCTCCCAGAGGAGAAGGAATAATGGAGATCATCGGACTTACTGGACAGGCACGCTGCGGCAAATCACACGCTGCTGAGTACCTGTGCAAGCTAGCCTTCGAGGCTGGCGCTACACCACACCGTGTCTCGTTCGCTGGTGCCCTGAAGCGGGCTTCAGCAGAGGCAGGGTTCCCCAAGGAGACACACCCCAAGGAGTACAGAGAGTTCTGTCAGACTGAAGGTGCTGCTCGACGAGCTGAAGATCCAGACCACTGGGTCAAGCTAACCTTGCAAGAGATCAAAGAGATCCGAGACAAGGAAGACAAGAAGCTGGAAGAAGGCCACAAGTTCTGGGAACAAGTCGTCATTATCGACGACGTTCGCTACCAGAATGAGATCGATGCCATCCTCAGAATGGGCGGCACCATGGCACACATCTGTGCTGGGGATCGCCTGCCTACGCCACACGCAAGGTGGCGACGACACGAGTCAGAAAAGATGGCCAAGGCTATTGACCGTACCAAAGGTAAGGGCAAGAGGTTCGAGGCTTTCTTCCAGACTGTCATGCCTTGGGGCAAAAGAAACGAAGAGCTGGATGTATTCTGGCTCGACAACTCAGGCACGCCTGAGGACTTAGAGGTCCTGCTTGGAGTAAGCTTTGGACTGATGACCAATAGAGAACAACTAACGTCAGCCGCAAGAGAAATCGCGGACATCAACAATATCTCAGAAGAAGAAAAGGAACAACTCATGGACTTTATTAATCAACTTATCGAAGATCTCGACATTGAAGAAGGCGGAGACTTGGACGGATACATCATGGAAGATTCCACTGCTGCAGATGATGTAGAGCCCGGACCCGGTAGCATCCTTGAAGAGTTCCTCGACGAGGACGAAGACGAGGAGGATGTGAATGAAACCGACTAAAGCTGTCATTGACGGTGACTGGTTGGCCTATACCGCAGCATGCTATGCCGATAATGAAGGTTTTGATTGGCTTGAGGATCGCATTCAGTATGATTATAGCAATATTGCAAGTCGTTTTAGCACTTGTGCTGTTGCCTTTTCTTGCAGTCGTAGCGATAATTTCCGTCGCGATTTCTGGCCCCTCTATAAAGCGAACCGAGACGGTAAGCCGAAGCCAGAGTTCCTTAAGGACGCGATGGATATGCTTCGGGAAAGGTCCGAGATGGTCCTCGACAGGCCACGACTCGAGGCCGACGACCTGATCAGCATGCTCATCTGTGAAGGCTGGTGTGGCGTGGCCATCGATAAGGACATGCGCACCGTGCCCGGCTGGCACTGGAACCCCCGTAAAGAGGATAACCCAGTCAAGGTATCCGAGGAGGAGGCAGCTGCCTTCGAGCGGGTACAGATCATCGCTGGGGATAGCACCGATAACATCTTCGGTATCCTCGGTCGAGGTGAGGCATGGGCCAAGAAGAACGCCAGCATCCCATGGCTGGGCGTTCTTCAGGAGAACCGAGACGCCTTCAACAACCCCGGAAAACGGTATGTTGAGAAGCGGGATCGGGTCATAAATGAGGTAAAAATTACCGACCCAGACGACTATCTGATGCGTCAATACAGGTGTATCCACCTGCTCAGACCTGATGAATACGATAAAGAAACTGGCGAGATTAGTTACAAAACGCCTTGGGATGTATCGTAATACGACGTGCCCTTGAGCGTACACCATAAGAGGAAATTACATAGACAACCTAGGTTGTCAAGAGTTTTCTCACCCTAATTATCATCTCCTTGGCCCCGGCTATAGGCATCCTAAGTGGTGCCTTAGCCGGGAGTTTCGAAGGAGAACTAGTGCTTAACCAAGGAGAAACCATGAGCACACCAGACATTAACATCTCACAAGAACCTATTGAAGGCGAAGTCACCAGCACTACTGAAGTCGGAGAGTCCAACTCTTTCGAGGCCCAGTCCGAAACCTTCACCCCTAACCCGCTCTCTGAGTTGGTCCGGTATCTGAATGCCGCCACTGAGAACTGCCAGACTGCAATCCAGTTTGCCCTTCCCGGCGACCGAGCAGTCTTGGTCTCTATGGCTGTCCAGATTCAAGCTGTCGCTAAACTCTTCGTCGATTCGGCGGAGGCCATGGCTGCTGCTGATGCGGAACCAACGGAGACACTGCCCATTGAGGAGGACTGATGTTCACTGCTGAACTACTTACCACCCTAGGCGGATCTGTAGCTGGATTCGTCATGAAGCTGATTGCCATTCGCAGTCAGCAAAACTCTGACATGATGATGGCAGCTCTCGAACGCGATAAACAACAGGTCGCAACCTACGATGCCGCTGCCGCACGAGTCAGTGTTAATGCTGGTAGGTTTGTTCGCAGAGTCATCGTCTTAGCAATCCTCTTTGCTGTCGTCTTCATCCCACTGCTGGCCCCATTGTGGGGACTCCCAGTTGTGGTTGAAGGCGAGACAGGAGGAAAGGATGTGCTCTGGGGTCTGATCTCAGAAGCGCCGAAGAAGATCTTTACCGAGATCAACGGTGTGCTTCTGATCCCAGAGCTTAGACAGGTGCTCTTGGCCATCGTCGGATTCTACTTCGGCACGGCAAGTGCAAAAGCCCGATGAAGTGGCTACCCCTGTTGCTCCTGACTGGATGTCAGGCTATGAAAATTACAAGTGTGGGCGAGGCTCCCGAACCTCAGCCCGAAAATAAATACGAAACTAAAACTGTAGGGGAACCTATTGAGCCTATGCTTCCAGAGATCTCACCTGCATGGTGGATCCTTGGAGCAGGAGTGCTCTTCTGGTTCCTTATGAAAGAGGACTAACTAATGCTTATTAAATTCTTGCGTCGTGTCGAACTGTTCCTTCTCGGAGTGGTCGAACTTCCTATCGCTGCTATCGACTGGAGCTCTTCCAAAGCTCGTGGTGGTCTGCGTTCATTGCAAGACCGCATTCGTCGTGCCATCTGATCCCTGACCAAGGAGACTAAGATGGAGACCCTGAGTTACTTTTGTCAAGCCCCTGACCTGCGACCCATCTGTGCTACGGATGGAGCAGGTGGTCTTGACCTACGCTGCGACCGCTTCACTCGTATCGAGCGAGGCGAATCAATCTGTGTAGGAACAGGTATCCATGTTGAAATCCCAGACGACCACGTAGGCCTACTGTGCCTACGCTCGTCCATGGGAGTCAAAGGCCTGAAGCTCGCCAACCAAATCGGAGTCATCGACTCTGACTACCGTGGCGAGGTGATGGTCACTCTCGAAAGCACATCCGACGAACCCATCGACATCGATCGTGGTGAGCGGATCGTGCAGCTCGTCGTGCTGCCACAACCTAGAATGTTTATTCAGGAGGTGGAGCTAGGTGAGATGTGGGAGACCGAACGCGGAACTGGTGGCTACGGATCTACAGGTAGAGTCTAATGCTGCCCACGCAATATCAACAATTCATTCACTTGTCGCGGTACTCCCGATGGCTCGAAGACGAACAACGTCGAGAGTCTTGGGAGGAGACCGTGGCTCGTTACTTTAACTTCTTTGAGGAACACCTCAAGGAGAACTGTGACTACACTGTGCCTGCAGACCTTCGAGCCGAGCTCGAGACTGCGGTACTCAATCAAGAGATCATGCCATCGATGCGTGCTCTCATGACTGCTGGCCCTGCCCTTCATAGGGACAACGTGGCTGGCTACAACTGTGCCTTCGTAAGCGTGAACCGACTGCGTGCCTTCGATGAGATCCTCTATGTTCTCATGTGTGGCACCGGTGTAGGCTTCAGCTGCGAGGCTGACGAAGTTAAGCAGATGCCAGTCATCGCTGAAGAGTTCTACGAAACTGACACCACCATCATGGTGGCCGACAGTAAGATCGGGTGGGCGAAAGCCTACAAGGAACTCGTAGCTCTGCTGCTTCAGGGACAGACCCCCAAGTGGGATACTTCCCGTGTGCGTCCAGAAGGCGCACGACTAAAGACCTTCGGAGGGCGAGCCTCAGGACCGAAGCCACTGGAAGACTTGTTCAAGTTTACCGTGACCACGTTCCAAGAGGCAGCTGGTCGTAAGCTCTCGTCTATCGAGTGCCACGACCTTGTATGTAAGATCGCTGAGATCGTGGTGGTGGGTGGCGTTCGCCGCTCGGCACTGATCTCCCTGTCTACCTTGGACGATGACCGTATGCGTCATGCTAAGGATGGACAATGGTGGATCACCGCTCCGCATCGAGCACTGGCTAACAACAGTGCTGTGTATGAGGGCGATGTTCCTGTCGGTCAGTTCATGGAGGAATGGTTGTCGCTGTACAACTCGAAGTCAGGTGAGCGTGGTATCTTCAACCGAGATGCCGCCAAGACTCTCGCAGCCCGAGAGATCCGTGACCCTAACGTCGATCGTATTCGCGATGTAGACTATGCCTTCGGAACAAACCCGTGCTCGGAGATCATTCTTCGAGACTCAGAATTTTGTAATCTCACTGAAATGGTTGTACGCGCAGACGATACTAAGAAATCGTTGATGCGTAAGGCCCGCCTTGCTTCCATCCTCGGAACATGGCAATCGACCTTGACCAACTTCAGATACCTCAGCTCCGCATGGAGGCGGAACTGCGAGGATGAGAGACTGCTTGGTGTATCCATGACTGGTATCATGGACTGCGAAGTTACCAACGGCAAACAGGACGGTCTCCCAGACCTACTTAGCTGCCTGCGTGACGAAGTAATCGTAGCCAATAGAAAGCACGCTAGCGAACTGGGCGTTGAGCAATCCGTTGCTACCACCTGCGTCAAGCCTAGCGGTACTGTCTCTCAATTAGTGGATGCCGCATCAGGTATCCACGCTCGTCACAACCCGAACTACATTCGGACTGTGAGAGCTGATAACAAGGACCCGCTGTGCGAGTTCATGAAGGATCAGGGATTCCCTCACGAACCCTGTGTGATGAAGCCAGACAATGTGACTGTCTTCTCATTCCCTATGACTGCACCAGAAGGTTCTGTATTCCGTAACGACATGACTGCTCTCGAGCAGCTGGAGCTCTGGCTCACCTACCAAGAGTATTGGTGTGAGCACAAGCCATCCGTAACCATCTCCGTCAAGGAGCATGAGTGGGTGGAGGTTGGAGCTTGGGTATGGAATCACCTTGGAAAGATTAGCGGCATCTCTTTCTTGCCCTTCTCTGACCATACGTATCAGCAGGCGCCATATCAGGATTGTTCTGCTGAGGAGTGTGCAGAATTAGCTGCCCGCCTGCCTAGTGAAATTGATTGGTCGCTCTTGTCTAACTATGAGAGCAGCGACCAGACTAAGGGTACTCAGACTATGGCATGCACCGGTGGTGTGTGCGAGGTCGTGGACCTAACACAAGGTTAAAACTATGTTACTTACTACTATCGCCAGCACCATGCTGGCAGGACCTGTAGGGGGAGAGTTCGAATACGGCATCATCAAGATGGTGGACCGT